TATGCATTCACTGGTGATATGCCAGCCGTTGCTAATTACGTTGGTTCTCTGTAAAATAATCCATCTATAAATGAATAATGTTGAATACACTGTTATTGATGACTACTTGGATAAAGCAGATCATTTAAAAATAGTTGATTCTTTATGTACGTTATCCACTCATTCTAGATCTCAACAAATTAAGAAAGTTTATTGGAGTTATTCTAGAGTTTTGCCTCCAGATAAAATTGCTAAAGAAGCAGAAGCATATAATTTTATGTTTGCTCAAACATTTGGGGACAGAGATAATTCTGCAGCAATATTGAATAGTATGGAAGATTTATATGGGTTGAGGGCATTAATAACTAAAATTAATCCGTTGGCTATTTTCAGAATTAAGGCGAACATGTATCCAAGAGCAGATAAAGTGGTTATGCATGGATTTCATGCTGATTATGTGGTAACCAATGCTATGCCTCATAATCTGATAAACAAAATGAAAACTATGGTTTACTGCGTTAATACAAACAATGGTAAGGTTGTATTTGAGAATGGTGTAAAAATTGATTCTATAGCAAATAGAGCAATAATCTTTAATACTGATACACAACATTCTGGAACAACTTGCACTGATGAATTTGTTCGTTGTGTCATTAACATTAATTACATATCTATTAACGACCTTTAGTTGGTGAATTTATTATGATTGTAGGTTTGGTGGGCTTTATTGGAGCAGGTAAAGGCACAGTTGCAGATCTCTTGGTAGACCGTCATGGTTTCTTCAAGGAGAGTTATGCGAATAGCCTCAAAGATGCTTGTTCCATCATTTTTGGTTGGAATCGCGAAATGCTTGAGGGTAACACACCTGAATCAAGAGCATGGCGTGAACTACCAGACGTATGGTGGTCAGAAAAACTCGGTCGTGAGTTTTCACCAAGATTAGCACTCCAGCTAATGGGCACAGAGGCAGGGCGGGATGTATTTCACCCTGACCTCTGGGTTCATACTGTAATGCGTCGATGCGAACAAGCACCATGGAACAACTATGTGATTGCTGATGTTCGTTTCCCAAATGAAATCAATGCAATAGTAAATTCTGGTGGAAAAGTCATTCGTGTTCGTCGCGGTGATGATCCTGAGTGGTACAGCCTTGCTCGTGAATGCAATGTTTATAACAAACAAGAAATAATGCGCAATGCTTATCCAGAAGTTCACTTTAGTGAGTGGGCTTGGATTGGTGCACATTATGATGTTGTGATGGACAATAATTGTTCATTAGATGAGTTGACCGTAAGGGTTGACAAGTTAGTTGATTCGTTATATAATAATCGTGTTGAAGCAAATGAGGTCGTTAATTATGAAACTTTCTGATGATACTGTGCAAGTCCTGAAAAACTTTTCAGGCATTAATCAAAGTTTGCAATTCAAGTCTGGCAATACTTTGAAGACCATTTCTCCCCTCAAAACAATTTTTGTTGAAGCAACTGTTGGTGAGAGTTTCCCAAAAGAGTTCGCTCTTTATGATTTGAACAAACTCTTGGCAAAAGTCTCTTTGTACAAGGATGCTGAGTTGTCGTTTGATGATGACAAACTTAATATCAGTGCAAACAAGAAGTCGGATTACATCAAGTATTGTTCGCCGAAAGTTATTGTGACTCCACCTGAGAAGGCAATCACATTTGGTGAGCCTGATTGTTCATTCAGCCTTTCGCAAGAAGATCTCGATTGGATGCGTAAGAGCGCAGGTATTTCTGGATCGCCAAACTTCGTGTTTGAAAGCGATGGTTCCACGATTCAATTCATTGCCACTGACGTTAAAGATGATTCTGCTGATCAATCCAAGATTGAGATTGGCACAGTTGAAGATGGTAAGGAATTCAAAGTCGTTATGAAAGTCGAAAACTTCAAGTTGCTTGAAGGTTCGTATGATGTTGCAATCGCCAAGAAAGGTCTTGCACGATTCAAGCACAAGACTGTTAACATCACTTACTACATCGCAATTGAAGCCGCAAGTTCGACATTCGGAGAATAATCATGGCACTTGATAAAGCAAAGGTTCTGGGATGCCTTCAAGAAATCTCAAACTCTCTGACTCGCATCGAGGCTGAGCGAGATCTTATCAAAGAGATTCTTCAGAAGATGCAAGATGAGTGTGAGATTCCCAAGAAGTTGTCTCGTAAACTGGCGAAAGTTTACCACAAGCGTAATTATGAGGAAGAGGTTGCTGAGCAGAGCGACTTCCAAACCATCTACGAAAACGTGGCTAAATAAACTAGATGGGACGCAACACTCTAAAGTTGACAGCACTATCCGCCAGACTGCTCGCTGTGGGAGTTCACCTTCCCCGTCCCGTCTTCTCTTCGGAGTTATATTATGAGCGATAATTTGAAATATTTGCTATTCATTCTAGCATTCGCAATATTCTCTCTAGTCAATTCATTCTTTTTGTGGATTCCAGCCTCAGCACCTCCAGTAATCATGGTGCTGACAATTGGTCTAATTTCGATATGGGAGTATAAACGTGGCAACAAGGCGTAATTTTTTCAAGTATCTTGGTCTTGCTGGTGGTGTAGCCACTGGTGGTGTTGTAGCGGCTGCTGCTGTTCTTCCTGATGCTGATAAGTGTGAAGCAGTAAAGCAAATTGAAGCCGCTGGTTACAATGGTAAGTTGACTATTGGCACTGAGTATGGTGAACTTGCACCACCAAATGGCACAGTTAGTTTCAGTCCACGTTTTGTTCCAGGAACACAAAAGCATGTAACTGCAAGTATGACCGTCGGTCCTGATGGCGAGATGTACTTGATGACAAAAGGAAAATGGCGTAGAATAGTGACTGAATAAACAATCAGGAGTTATATTATGAATGAAGCGTTGTGGGTTGAAAAATACCGTCCTCATACTATTGCCGATTGTATTCTTCCTGATGAATACAAGGCAACTTTCCAATCTTATGTTGACCGTAAAGAGATTCCCCACCTCTTGCTTTGCGGCACTCCAGGAACAGGTAAGACTACCGTTGCACGCGCATTGTGTGACGAGATCGGTTGTGACTATCTAATGATCAATGGCTCGGATGAATCTGGCATTGATACTTTCCGAGTCAAGATCAAGAACTATGCGAGTGCGATGTCGATGACTGGTGGCAAGAAAGTCATCATCATCGATGAGGCTGATTATCTAAATCCAAACTCAACTCAGCCAGCCATGCGTGCAGCAATGGAAGAGTTTGCGCATAACTGTACGTTCATTATGACTTGCAACTTCAAGAATCGTATCATTGAACCGTTGCATAGTCGTTGTGCTGTAATTGAATTCAAGTTACGCAAAGAAGAAAAGCCAAAGATGGCGATGGCGTTCATGAAGCGTGCATCTGAGATTCTGACTGGCGAAAAGATTCCATTTGATAAAGCAGTACTGGCTGAAGTTGTTAAAAAGCACTTCCCAGATTATCGTCGTGTATTGAATGAACTCCAACGATATTCTGTCAGCGGTAAGATTGACTCTGGTATTTTAACGAGCATTGCTGATGTTTCAATCAATGAATTGGTCACCTCTCTGCGAGATCAAAACTTCAGTGCAATGCGCAAGTGGGTTGCTGACTTTGGTGGCGATGATCCTGCAAAGATCTATCGTAAAATCTATGACAGTCTGTATGACATTATGGATAAGTCAACGATTCCAAATGCTGTCTTGATTCTCGCCAAGTACCAATATCAAGCAGCGTTTGTTGCTGATCAGGAACTGAACCTGACTGCATGTCTAACTGAGATGATGGTGGAGTGTAAGTTCAATGGCTAACATAACACAATTTATGGATTCAACTGAGGCTGAATTCGATTCAGACAAAAAACTACTAGATGTTGTAGAAAAATTTTACAGTGACATTTGTCCAGATGGGGTTAAAGATAATTCTCCTGCAGCAAAATCATATGAAAAAATAGTACAATACCACATACAAGAAGCAATTTTAAATAATGGATTTGATGCTTGGTTTGAAGAAATAGATCGAACTGATGTTCAAATGAAATATGATTTATTGATCAAAGTCAAAGGTGTTAGGGATCCAATTAAAATCGCACCCTTTTACTTACAAGGTCAAATTAAATCTAGCAGACATAACGCCACCGTTGCTAAAAGAACTGCTAAACATAAGACATCTATTAAAAAAGGTGTTTTTCGATTTAATTTGACTTTAGAAGATATAAAAAAACATTATGACGAATTAGATTTTTTTATGTTTTATGTTGGATGGGTTGATGAAAATGATGGTATTGTTTATAGAGCATATTCAATCTATCTGGTTGAGAAAGAAGACTTGATTGATTTTTTAATGAAGACTTCTCGAGCAAAAAATCCTGAAGTTGAAATTAACACATTCGATCCATTTTGGAAAGAAAGAAATGGTAATTTAGATGCAATAAGAGAAATAGCATTAAACTGTTATATCAATTCAATTATGGCTTTAACTAAAATATACGGTGTAGATAAAACAATTAACATATTAGAAGAAACTGAATTAGAATCGATTGTTAAATCTATTAAATCAATAACAAAAGAACAAATGATAGAAATATTGAATTTGGAAACAACGAAGGCTAGTCTCCTCACTCGCAAGTTATCTGAAAATGGCTGATCTATTTAAAGAAATCATTCCGTCTATTCTACAGACGAAGGAATATGCTCTCCTGACAGAACAGGATGAAAAGTCATATTCATCATTTATGGTAAATCGAGCACTTTCGTTTCATCGTGATACAGTCCTGTTTGCGAATGAGATGAATCGATTCTCGACTCTCGACAATAAACTCAAATACGACTTTCTCCTAAATATTATAAGAGCCCAAAAGCGTCCATATAGTAAATGGCACAAAAAGGCTCAAAGTAGTGATTTGAATGTCGTAAAAGAATATTATGGCTACTCCGACGCGAAAGCAGAGGAAGCATTAAAGATTTTATCTGACGACCAAATCGCCGCTATGAAAAAACAATTATATAAGGGTGATTGACCATGGTCGAAAAATTAGTAGAAGTCACATTAGAAAAGCAAGACGACTTCCTCAAGGTCCGCGAAACTCTAACGCGCATCGGTGTCGCTGCAAAGAACGACAACATTCTTTATCAGTCTTGCCATATCCTCCATAAACAAGGAAAATATTACATCGTTCATTTCAAGGAACTGTTTGAGTTGGACGGTAAGCCATCTAATATGTCGGATAATGATATTCAGCGTCGTAACACGATTGCGAATCTAATGGCTGAGTGGGGTTTGGTAAAACTCGTCGATCCAGATAAGACAAAGGATAACGTCGCACCATTAAGCCAGATCAAGATTCTTCCATTCAAAGAGAAGAATGATTGGCAATTGGTTTCCAAATATACGATTGGGAAGAAAAAGAAGGAAGGTTAATTTATGCTTGTGATGAATGTGTATAAACTTCGTGATGATATTGAACTTCCAACATACGGTACGACTCTCGCAAACTGTTTTGATTTATCATTCCAACCAACATCAAATGTTGTGAATGGATATGATTCATTCAATGCTCAGGTAGAGCGTGACGTAAACTCTTTCGGTGAAGTCTCCATCTATCCAGGCGATCGTTTATTGATTCCAACTGGATTAATTTTCAAGATCGAACGTTATGTTACGATTGAAACATTTACAGACATTGCACGACATGATGCTGAACTTCCACTCCAGAACTATAGTATTCGCCTTCATCCTCGTTCAGGACTTTCGCTTAAGAAAGGATTGATCCTAGCGAACTCGGAAGGAATCGTTGATGTTGATTATCAAGAAGAAGTGTTTGTGCTTTTGACGAACGTTTCCAAAATGCATCAGACAATTCGTCGCGGCGATCGCATTGCTCAGGCTGAGGTTGTATCAAATAATCCATTTGCATTCAAAGTCTTGACAACAAGACCAGAGAAACATTCAGAACGTTCTGGTGGATTTGGATCAACAGGTGTTAACAAGTAGTTATATGATTAAAAATTTAATTGCGAATCATATATTTGAAAATAATCCACCAAATAGTTATTATAAAAAACATTTAAACAGAGATCTGGATCGAAGCCAATATGAAATTGGTGGCATGTTTGATTTGATGGGTGATTTGCATTTAAATTTATTAATCAAATATGGTTTAAAACCTGACATGAAGTTTATTGATATTGGCTGCGGAGCATTTAGAAGTGGCGTCAAAATCATAAAATATTTGGAACAATTTAATTACTATGGAATTGATGTGAATGCTTCTCTGGTCCATGCAGGTCTTAATGTAGAATGTAAAAGATACAATGTTCAGGACAAAATTAGAGAAGAAAATTTTTGCTTAACTGACAATTTTGAGTTAGATCAATTTAACATCAAATTTGATATGGGATTGGCTCAAAGTGTCTTTACACATCTACCAATAAATTATGTCCACTATTGTTTAGTTAAGATTGCACCATTTTTCAATAAAAATGCAAAATTCCTGACAACCTTTTTCTTTTGCGAAGAAGATAAAGATATAACAAAACTAAATTATTTTATTTCAGACACACAGTTTGAGACGAGTTATATCTATGATCCATTTCATCTTAAAAAGAGTTACTTAATAAATTTGTTTAATCTACGAGAGATTGAAAATTTATGGAACGTGAATTTCTTAAATGATGCACACCCAAGAAAACAAAGTTGGGTATTATTTACTCGCAAATGATTTTTTTTATGCAAATTCATATAAATACTAATGGATGCCCATAAGGGGTCCACGACTATGTCACTTGCTTATTAAAGGAGTACACAAATGACAAATATCACAACACTTACATCCGCATCACTCGATCGCCTTCTTCCAACTGCTCTTGGGTTTGAAAATGCGTTCGCTGCTCTCGATAATGCGGCTCATCTACTCACAGCATCTCAAACTGCATTTCCTCCAGTGAATATCGTCAAGAAAGACGAATATAATTTTATCATTGAACTTGCAGTTGCTGGATACAAACAAGATGAGATTGAAATCACTGCTGAGAGAAACTCTCTCAAAGTCACAGGCAAAAAAGCAGAAGAAACCGAACGCAACTATCTTGTAAAGGGTATTGCTGGTCGCAAATTCGCTCGCCAGTTTGTTTTGTCTGACACAGTAGTGGTTCGTGATGCTGCACTTGCTGATGGCATTCTTTCTATTGAATTAGAAAATGTCATTCCTGAAGAACAGAAACCTCGTAAGATTGAAATCAAATAATGCAACCACTAGAAATCCTTATCCTGCTTTTAATTGGTGCTTTTAGCATCGCATACTTCTTTAGAGATAAATCTAAAGACAAAGAAAAGGAAGATAACTGGTTTCTATAACTGAGGAATATATTATGATTCGTGATGAACTATCGTGGGATGAATTGTTTATCTTACAGGCTACTCTGATCGCTCAGAAAAGCAAGGACCCGTCGACAAAGGTGGGGTGTGTGATTGTTAATGATGATAACGTCATCTTGTCGACGGGTTTTAATGGCTTTCCAAGAGGCATTGAAGAAGATTGGAAAGATCGTTGGAAGCGTCCAGAAAAGTATCACTGGGTTGAGCATGCTGAACGCAATGCAATCTTCAACGCAGCACGTGTTGGTGTCTCGCTCAACAATTCTCGCGCATATCTAAACTGGGAACCAAAGCCATGCGCTGACTGCACACGCGCATTGATTCAAGCAGGCATCAAAGAAGTCATCGGACCAAACCGAGCATGGGCTGGTGTCGGTGCTGGCAAGCATTACTCAATCGAGCATTCAGAAGTCATGTTGCGCGAGGCAGGAGTCCGAATACGCTATTTCGACCTCCCCCCCGAACTAGGGGAACCCCCATTCTAGGACCGCTCTCGCACCTCTCTCCTCGGCGAGAGAGGGTGTCGTAAGTTATTGATTTTATTCGAGTTTTTTCTATTGTGTTTTCCTGTGGTTCAGGTAGAATATGCAATATGAAATTCTATCATTATATCGAGTCGCGAAACGACAAATTCGGTGCCCGACATACACTCTGGCATGTTGGGAATTATCACTATGAGATTGAATGCCGCTCTACTGGCAACAAAATCAGTCTCCCTGACACCACTTTCGAACAGGCAAAACGTGTGTTCGAGAGCGTGCTCGTAAGTTATTGATTTTATTCGGTTTTTTCCTATTGCGTTTTTCTTGGTTTCAGTTAGAATATAATTATGAAAAGCGAAAACGTTGTTAAAGTAGGTGACGTCGTCAAGTCTCTTGACTTCGTTGGTATCAATGACTGCTATTATGTCGGTCTCGTGGTCGGCATCAGTGACATGGACGGCACTTTCCGTGCCAAGACCATCAAGCGTGTGTGGCAGGGTAAGTTGGACAAGAAATTTCCGTCTGACTTCTTCACTGCTCCGCTTCTTGGCAACCATTTCTTCGACGACATGGCTGAAGAAAAGGGTGCCGCTCCTCGCATTCAGGTGGTTGCCTAATGAACATCGATGACCGACATGGTAGTCCGTATGATCGTGGTCGCGCTGACAGTTATTATCGTCGCGCTCGAAGTCCGCACTATATGAAAAGTGACATCAATGGCTATGTGACTTTCAATAGTGCTCGCGTGCTCGAGAAAGACATGACTGCGCAGCAGATTGTTGAGTACAATCTTGGTTTTGACGTGAACGAAGCAGATCAAAATTTCAAGGACTGGGGTTGATATGAGCAACTGGAATCTTGAAGGATTGTCTGTGACTGGTCGATACATGGGTGAGTACCCTGTGTCTGGTCGCGTTGTGTTGAGTCGTGTCAAGTATGGTGGTGGTGTACAACATACCGTCGTGCTCGATTCGCCACTTTCTCTCTATGAGAGTGTGCGCGAGCGAGTGCTGCTTGACCATGAAAATATTGATTCTGTGAGGAGTGCTGCATAATGAGAAAGCAAACTGAAACTTTGTTGAGTGAGGCGATCGATCTGGTGAATGGTGTCGATCATGTTCTGGCGAACACTATGACTCAGTACGATCTGAGTGCCAAGAACTGTTATGATCTTGCGGAGAAACTTGAGCGTGCGTGTCATGCACTGCTTGTTGTTGGTGATCGCAAGACGCAACAAGACTTGAACAAGATTCCGATGGGTGAGGGGGTGCCGTTCTAATGGGATACTTTAAAAATGTCGAGATCGATGTCATTGACATGTATCACAGCGATGGCATGAAAGAATCAGAGATTGCAAAATCTCTTGGTATTCCTCTGACGCAGGTGCATTCGATCCTTGCTGCTTATGACAAGGATTGTGATGCCGATGTTGATGAAGGTGAGGCTGAGATCATCAGTTATGATGATCTTGAATTTGATCCAGGTGCGGAGCATTACTAATGAGCGATGTAATGACAGAAAGCAAAATCTTTGAACTTTGCGTCAAAATGCAACGTCTTGGGTATGCAGTTGTGATATTCACTCCAGAAGAGTTGCGCGGTGCCAATCCCGAACATGTTCAAGACCGTTTGGTTGAATTGGGTTGGGATGTAATTGATACTCTTGCCACTAAACCACGAGAAGGTGAAGTGTGATGGAAGATCAGGGATTCATTTTCGGAGTCTTGATGTTTCTTTGCGGCTTTGTTTCAGGTATACTAATCTGTATCCCAGCCAAACGAAAAGACAGGTATTATTACGTTGACAAATGAATATCGCCGTTATGTTCTTGCACCAAAAGCAAGAGTTCAGTTTGACCCCAGCAATCGCAAGCATATGCTTGATTTTGCTAAATTTGTCAAGTATAATAGTTGGACTAATGGTTGCTCTTATTTCTTGGAAGATCCGTACACTGATATTCCTTCGATGATTCGAGCAAAGATTGCTGATTACACTTTATCTAAACTGGTAGAAAAAGTATGAGCGAAGGTGACTTTGAAGTATTAAACCGTGGCACGATTGAAGAGTTGCAGACTCTTCGAAAGTTTGCTCGTGAGATGATTTCTATTTCCAAGATTCATGACATGCCTCTTCCCCATGAGGTGCGTACGAAGATTGGTTTGTTGGAAATTTTTTATGCTGCTCATGTGGAGAAGTATCCAGTTTAATAATGATTGTACAGCATTTAAAATATCCGTTTGATCATACGATCTTATATGATGTTTTTCACAATCATGAGATTTCTCAGATTTTAGAAGACAAAAACAAATTACTTTGTGAAGGTGACGCCTCCAAATTTGTTAATGATCCTCACCATATAAATTTGATTCAAAATCAAAAAGTTAAATCATATAATGTTGACAGTTTAATACCAAACTCATCTATAAGAAAATATAGTCTAAAAATCTTCGAATGCGCAAAGATGGGAGTTTTTGGATTCGATAATTTATTTTTGCAATACTTTCATATTTGTAAACCCTGCGACACTTATGTCAACATCTATAACAATGAAAGTTACTACTCGAAACATCATGATGGTTCGTTGTTAACTGCGTTGTATATTTTTTGGGATGGATTTGGAAATAAAAATGGTGGTGACTTATATTTTCCAGATTATGAATATTTTCCTCACATGAGACATAATTCATGCATCATATTTCCATCCATTGTTTTTCATGAAGTGACTAAATTAATGTGTGATGATTCGCTATCAAGAGTAAGCATAAACCAGAGGTTTTTAATATGATGATCTATTGCGCTGCACGTTTCAAACCCAAGAAGAAGCGTAAGCCAAAAGGTGTAGTTGCAAAGAAGTATAACAAGTCCTCGGCGATTCTCGGTGTTGAGAAATTGCCGAGTCTTTCTTATGGTTCACGAGTTGGGGCTGATACTGCTCGCAGCGTCCAGTCGCTCAACTCTGATAAGATCTTTACAGAGAAAAGAGAGAGCCTGATGTATACAGGTTCTTTGGTGAAGGGTATTGCTACGATGCACAAGTCGAACGCAGTGCCTGTAATCGACGAAGAGCAGATGAAGGATATCTCGAGAATGCGCCGTGGGTAAAATTCTCTGTTTCTTTGGTCTGCATAAATGGGAAGGATTGTGGCGACCTAGTCGCTGCAGTTACTATCCGTTTGACATCCTTGTAAACAAAACTTGCAAACGATGCGGGAAAGTGGTTGTCCCGAAACAACCACATCATTCATCTGACGAGGATTAATTTATGAGTATTCGTTCAAAGGCT